ACAGTAGCGAAGGTATTAAAAGAGCTACCTCGCTTGCAAAGAAACCCCGGAGTTGGTCCTGTGCGGCACGAGAATGTGGAAAGGTGGTGTAATGACCGCCCTTCAGACTCTGATTTACAACTGGCGGAGTTAACATCAGGCTTGTTTTATACAGGTGTTGACCGATGAATGATGCGGAGGTGACAAATGACAGCTTGGTCTTATAGCAGCATAAACACATTTAAACAATGCCCTAAAAAGTACTATCATTTAAAAATACTTAAAGATGTTAAAGATGTAGGTAACTCCGCTACTTTTTACGGCAATGCGGTGCACAAAGCTGCTGAAAAATATATTAAACAAGGCGAGCCTATCCCCACAAAGTTTGACTACATAAAAAAACCGCTGGAAGCTCTTAACCGTATCAAAGGGCAAAAACTATGCGAGTTACGTATGGCAATAGCAAAGAAAGGTAATACGTATAGCCCTACTCGTTATCATTCTGCGGACGCTTGGTGGCGCGGTATTGCCGACTTGGTAATAGTTAATGACGAAAAAGCTTATATTGTAGACTACAAGACGGGCAAGAACACTGCGTATGCGGACACTAAGCAGCTCGACATGTTGGCAGGCGCTACATTCGTATGTTACCCCTACGTAAAAGTAATTAAGTCTGCTCTAGCATATGTAGTAAGCAACGACTTTATTAAGAAACAACACACCGTGGATATGTATAAGTCATATCTCAGTGTATTTGACGAAGCACTAGAGCAACTTGCTGTGGCGAAAGAAAAAAATGTGTGGAACGCAATAGATGGGCCGCTTTGTGCGTACTGTCCCGTAACTTCATGTGAACATAATAGGAAACAATAACATGATCGACAAAAAGAAACGAAATTACAAAAGCGAATACGAAAATTACCAAGGCTCTGAAGAACAAAAGAAAAACCGTGCCAAACGTAATGCGGTGCGCCGCAAAGCCGAACGGGAAGGTAAAGTTTCCAAAGGAGACGGTAACGACGTGGCGCACAAAAAAGCTATGGATAAAGGCGGTAAGAACTCTGATGGCACTAGAGTAGAAACAGCGAGCCGCAATCGTTCTTTCCGTAGGGACTCTAAGGGCAATTTAGTTTCTGAAACCAGTACGCGTGAGCGCAAAAAGAAATCTAAAGTATGAAGATTGTAAATAATAGGGCGATGGTGCTAAAGACCAAACATCCGCACTTGATTACCGAGCGCGTAAAAAATTATAAAGTAACAGAGCAAGAAGACGGTTATTTTAAGTTGGCGTTGCCTTGGCGTTTACACGAAGCACAAGTGTTAAACAGCGTCGGCATAAAAAACGTGCCCTCTCCTATCGGGCGTGAGTACGAGTGGTCGGGGCGTTTTAAACCTTTTGCTCATCAGAAGAAAACCGCTTCTTTTCTTACGCTTAACAAAAAAGCTTTTTGCTTTAACGAGCAGGGTACGGGTAAAACCGCTTCTGTAATATGGGCAGCAGACTACTTGATACAGGAAAGTGCTATCAATCGTGTGCTTGTTATATGTCCTCTGTCGATTATGAAATCAGCATGGCAAGAAGACTTGTTTAAATTTGCTATGCACCGTACTTGTTCTGTGGCACATGGCACTTCCGCAGTACGTAAAAAGATAATCAACGCAGGTTCTGAGTTTGTCGTAATTAATTTTGACGGCGTAGCGGTAGTAAAGGAAGAGATACTTAATGGTGGCTTTGACTTAATTGTGGTTGACGAAGCTAGCGCCTACAAGAACGTCCAGACTGATCGGTGGAAAATATTGCGTGATTTGTGTAAAGGCACGGACTGGTTATGGATGCTTACTGGTACTCCGGCAGCACAAGCTCCGACAGACGCGTTTGGACTAGCTAAATTAGTTAACCCACAAAATGTACCCCAGTATTTCGGGCAGTTTAAAGATAAGGTTATGTACAAAATATCTCAATACACATGGCGACCTAAACCTGAAGCAAGTACCATTGTCCACGAGGCTTTGCAACCTGCTATACGCTTCGAGAAAGACCAATGCCTTGATTTACCTAGTGTTACTTACGTAGAACGAGAAGCGCCATTGACCAAACAACAAGCGACGTATTACAAACAACTGAAAGATCGCATGACGATGGAGGCCGATGGAGAACAAGTTACGTCGGTTAATGCGGCTGTTAATCTTAACAAGTTGTTGCAAATATCAGGGGGCGCTGTTTACTCGGATGACCGTGCGGTTATTGAATTTGACGTAAGCAATCGGCTTAATGTTATTAAAGAAGTTATAGATGAGTCGTCACATAAAGTCTTAGTTTTTATACCCTTTACGCACACCATTGAATTGTTTAAAGAATTTTGCAACAAGCACAAAATAACTTCGGAGATAATTTCAGGTAAGGTATCTGTTAACAAACGCAGCGAAATAATTACCGACTTCCAAACCACAGATAAAATTAAAGTGCTTATTATTCAACCACAAGCAGCTTCGCACGGCCTTACTCTTACCGCTGCTAATACGGTTATATGGTACGCTCCAGTTACTAGCGTAGAAACATACTTGCAAGCCAATGCACGTATTGACAGGCCGGGACAACACAACCCGATGACTGTGGTGCACATCGAAGGAAGTGCAATAGAGCGAAGGTTATACACTATGTTGCGTTCTAACATTGAGAACCACACTAAAATAGTCGATTTATACAAACAAGAAATAGATGCTTGACAATGTAAATTGGTTTGCCCTACACTAGCCCTCCCTGCCAAATAGGAGGTGCTATGAAAGATTCAGCAGACAAACTAACCCGTATTTACATAAAGATGCGGGACGCTATACAAGAAAAAGAGCACGAAATAAGTAAAATAAAAGAGCAACAGGAGACAGTGGTATCTAAGTTACTTGCGCTTTGCGAAGAGCAAGACCTCGATAGTCTAAGAACACCCTCCGGCACAGTTAGCCGTAAGATACAAACACGCTTTTGGACTAGCGATTGGGAAATGATGCACGACTTCATTAAGAAGCACGATGCCCTTCATTTACTTGAGAAACGAATTTCTACCCTTTCAATGAAACAGTTTCTTGAGAATAATCCTGAGCTTATGCCTGCGGGACTACAAACAAACCGAAAGTATATTATTTCCGTTTTAAAGCCGCGTAATAAATGATTCGATTAAAAAACATAGATGGGTGTTTTTTACACCCACGGACTAACTGTCCCCTAAATTCTTTACAAGTCGTGGTAATAGATAAAGGAGAGTTATCTAGAAGCTATTACGAGGGCAGTAGCTTGGCATGTTGGTCTACCGGATGCATCCGACCCGACAAAGCCGTGCTAGAAAACAAAGTGCAAGCCAGTCGGTGTTTAGATTGCACTAAAAGTATTACAGGCGGCAGCTTTGACCGTAGTGCTCCATGTAAGTTTTACCAAGTTATTAAAGTACTACTCCCTGAAGATGGCATTGTCTGCGAGCTACGCGTAAGTGCAAGCAGCTTGTTCTCTAAAGAGACAAACAAATTTGGTTTTTATAAGTACGTTGAATACTTGGAGAAGAACCGCGAGGAAGTAGAAGAAATCTTAACCGAATTATATCTAGTCGAGCATTACAGCTCTTACCGGATATATTTTAAACCAGTTCGACCTCTATCTGAGGAAGAACTTGCAACCGCGAGGCAGCAAATAAAAGCAGCTTCGCAATCATTAAATCCTTTTACAAGAAACATAGAGGAAGTATACATGGCTAATCCATCACACATAATTAAAAACGTTGAAGCACGTTACCCCCGCTTAGACAAACCCTATCGTTTTGACAGCAAAGCAGGTAAGAAAGGTAAAAGTGTACCTTGCGAGCCTACTGAAGACGGTGCACGTTACGAGTTAGACTTTTGCATGAGCGCAGCACAAGCCAAAGAACTCTACACAGTTATGCAGAATGCTTACGGTAGTGCCAAGGGGCGCGATAAGACTTGGCCTGCTAAGTTGGAAATACCGTTTAAGAAACAAGACGATGGTACTTTCGTAGGCAAGACTACGCTTAAAGCAGCATATAGCGGTATTGAAACTACACTCCCAGCTCAGTTCGATGCTAAAAATGACCCCCTTGGTAGTGACTTCATGCTTACTACTGGTAGTACAGTAAACATAGCAGTCGAGTTGATCCCGTTTAAGATGGCTACTACTGGCGTTTCTCTCCGCTTACGTGGAGTGCAAGTGCTTAAGTATATACCTTACAAGCCCCCATCCCCTTTTGAAACCGCAGAAGGCTTTACTGCGGATGACACCAAGAGCATGTTTGCGAAGACGGATGCCGCTGACAAAAATATGTTGGAAGCTGAAGGGCAGATTACTAAGCAGCTCGATCTTTTTGTGGACGATGAAGAAGAGCAGCCAGAGATTATTGAACCTGTTAAACGTAAGAAGAAAAAAGAAATTGCGCCAGCAGAAGACGAAGCAATGGCTGACATCATTGATATATGGGGGGAGGAAGACTAATGAGCTACGGTTACACAACACGGCTTTGTAGTTTAAATAAACAAGCTGATGGCTTTATGCTTGGGGTAAAACTAGGCCGTGTGTGCATCCGAAAGGAAGTACCAGTTGCTAAAGTTGCATCCCAACTTGGAGTCAGCAGGCAGACTGTTTACAACTGGTTTGCAGGCGTACACGAGCCAAAAGAAGAGTTAAAAAACCTTATTAAACAACTGCTGATAGAGTATAAAAAATAATGGACTTTAACCTCATAGATTACGTCGTGCCTACAGGCGGCTACTACTGTGTGGTTGGTGCAGGTGCAGGGTCAGGTTTCTTTTCTGAGTTTACTGATGACAGAGCGCAAGTAGATGTTCTTGTTGAGAAGTTTGTAAAGCAAGGCAAGGATGTCTACTTCATGCTCGGTAAGTTAGGGAAAGCCGGAAGCAGAGAAGCAAAAAACGTAGAGTCATTACAGGCTATCTGGGTAGATATAGATTGTGGGGTGGACAAGATTAACGACGTAGCGTCGTCTACAGGTTTGCCCAAAGGATATGAAACTAAACACGACGCACAGATTGCGCTGAAAGAGTTTTGTAACACGGTAGGATTGCCGTTACCCGCTGTAATAGATTCTGGGGGTGGTATACATGCATATTGGGCTTTCACGGAAGAAGTGCCGCGCAACCGATGGCAACCTATTTGTAACCGCCTTAAGCAAATCTGCGTAACCCAAGAATTCTATGCCGACCAAAGAGTATTTGATGCCTCACGTATTTTAAGAGTACCCGGTACTTTTAATCAAAAGTATAACCCTCCTGCTCCAGTAACCCTAATACGTCCAAGCACCACCCGAATTACACCTGACGAACTTAGAGAGATACTTGGGGTAGCCTCAGATGCGGAAACAATAGAACACGTTTCTTTGCCGAAAGATTTTGAACAAAGAGCATTTGAAAAAAATTACACCAACGTATTCAAGAGAATAGTCACCCGTAAAGACGGTTGTCTACAGTTGCACGATTGTATTAGAAACAGAGCGACTTTAGCTGAGCCACGATGGTTTAACGCCTTGTCTGTAGCTAAGTTCTGCCAAGATAACGTTAGGGCAGCTACTGTACTTTCGCAAGGACATCCCGATTACAGTCTTGAAGCAACTGAAAGAAAGATGAAAGGTATAAAAGGCCCACATTCTTGTACAGAATTTGAAATTAACAACCCGAAAGGTTGTAAAGGTTGTCTTCATAAAGGGAAGATAACAAGCCCGATTGTACTTGGACAAGCTCTTAAGAAAGCTCAGTACAGAGAAGGCGAAGTTACGTATCGCCGCCCATATTATAAAGGAGAAAATGGCGGTATATACCTACAGGCTGCCGACGAGGAACCACACTTTGTTTACGAATATGACTTTTATATAGAGCAACGTCTGACCGACCCAACAGACGGAGACGTTGCTATTGCGGTAGTACATCTACCTAAAGACGGAAAACGAACGTTTACTATTAAAAACGAACAGTTAGATTCACGGGAATTAACTAAAGTACTCGCAAGAAACGGCGTGTTAGCAGATAAAGCTAACAGTACCTACTTGCATAAATACGTTATCGACTCTATTAGAGCGTTATCAACAGAAGGTAAGGCGGACAAAATGCACGTTCAATTTGGTTGGGTAGAAAATAATACTGCTTTTATTGTAGGAGAAAGGGAGATACGTGCTGACGGCGTATATTACTCTCCACCTTCGTCCGTAACGGCTACATACAGCAATTACTTACAGCCTCGGGGGTCATACGATAAGTGGAAAGAAGTGTTCAACATGTATAACCGTCCGGGGTTAGAAGTTCACGCATTCGCAGCTCTTAGTGGCTTTGGTGCTGTATTACTAACTTTAACAGGACAGAAAGGTGCCATTATTAATTTAGTACACCCCAAGGCAGGTACAGGTAAAACCACCATCTTGCGTATGGCAAACAGCGTAGCGGGTGATCCCGAACTGTTACTAGGCACTCCAGACGATACAGTTACAGGACGGATAAATAAGTTAGGCACGTTGAACAATATAGTTAACACCATAGACGAGATGACAAACATAGAAGATAAGGACATAGGCAAGTTTGCTTACGCTGCGTCTCAAGGTAGAGGTAAAGAGAAAGCTCAATTCCATATAAACGCTAATCGTAAAAACGAGATTACGTGGCGCACCATTACTTTGTCTTCGTCTAACGCGTCTTTCTATCAAAAGCTGATGAACGCTAAGAATGCACCGGATGGAGAACTAATGCGTATCTTAGAGTTTACTATTGAGTACCAAGACGTAAGCGTAATATCAACCGCAGAAGGCAAACATATGTTTGACCATCAGCTTAATCATAATTTTGGACACGCAATAGAACCTTTTGTGCAACATATATTGGCTAACCCTGAGCATGCAAAGACTACGCTGTTAGGTGTACAAGCTAAGATAGATACAGAGGTAGGTCTTACACAACGCGAAAGAAATTGGTCTGCTATAGTGGCGTCAAATATAGCGGGTGGTATGTTAGCAGTTGAAGCAGACATTATTGATTACGATATGAAGCGCATCTACCAAAAGGTAGCGCCTAAAATTAAAGATATGCGCCTCAACACTATTGCCCCAGTAAGCGACAACTTTGGACTCATTGGTGAGTTTATTAACGAGCATGCGCAGAATATATTATCTATCGACGCAAAAGCAGACGCACGATCAGGCAAGGATAAGCGCCCGTATTTAGAACCACGGGGGGCTTTGTACATACGTGAAGAACCAGATGCTCAGCGTGTGTATATTGCTTCAGGTAAGCTGAGAGATTTTTTTCTTGCTCGCGGAGCGGACTATACTGGCACTATTAAAGACTTGACAGACCGGGGGTGCGTACTTAAAACCCACAACAAGAATATGGGTAAAGGTATGGCTATGACGACTAGTCCTACGCGATGCGTGTGGTTTTGGTCTGGGCATCCTGAATTTATAGGCACTAAAGTGCTACCCAAGGAAGAAAAGAATGCTAGTGGAGAAAGTGGACTACCAGATTAACTGGACGAGGTTCAAAGCAGGGTGGTCGTTCTTTGTGCCATGCCTGCATCCTCCGACGGCACGTAAAATTATACTTACAGAAATTAAACGTTTAAAATTTAAAGTAGTTATTAAAGTAGTTATAGAGAGCGGGGTGCGGGGCATCCGGGTATGGCGTGTTTAAATTTCTATAAATTCGTCTAAGTACCGTTCGTTTATTTTGCTTTTAAGTCCGGCGTCAAATTTCATGCCGTACACAAGGTCACGTTCGTAAGCCTGTCTAGATTTGAACGATCTATTTAAAGTATCAGAATTTACCAATTTTGGAAACTCGCGCCCGAACTTAGTGAACTCTTGTATCGCTTCGGCTATTAGTCCGCTATCGCCGGTAGTTATACCCATGTAATACTTTTTGAGTATTTTTTGTCTAGTAGCGCGCACTTTAGATTGGTAATTTAATCCCCCAGCAGTAACTTCATACAAACTAGATAGATCAGCGGGACCAAAACCAAACACTTGCATAAACAAATTCCAACTGTTTATATTCTCGATAACAGGGTCCCCATCCATTGTCCTTGCGCCTTCTTGCATAAAGCGCCCGGTTTTAAGTATGTTACGCAAACTGCTAGGTGCTATGGCTTCAAAAAATCTTCCGTAGTCACCTTGTTCAAGCAAGCGTCCTGCGTTTCGCTCTATGTTAAGAGCGTAGCTACCCACAGGCCCCATAGCTTGCATAACTGCGGTCATAATGTAACCGTTCTGCTCAATGCTATACGGGTCTTCTTGAAACAACAAGCCGTTAGCTAACCCGACGCGATTGGATATTTCTAAATTAGTTATATAGTTCAACGGACCTTTGTAAAGGAATTCATTGGTAAACTCGCGTGTTTCGTCTCTAAAGTTGAACGGCTCATCTTCATCATCGAATGCACTCGCAAGAGCACCGATCATATTTACCAGCGTAGTAACAAAACCGTAGAAAGGCAGCCCGTTAATGCCCCCAATAGCTGCACTCATGGCATAAATACCAAGCAATTGTTTACGAGCTATTCTACGTACATCGCTGGGTTCTTTTTGAAATGCCTTGCGTGCAGTCATGGCAACTATAGTTGCGCTGTTCCAAACGAAAGTTTTAAACGTAAACATTACACGGCCCAAGCTACCTTGCATGAGTTGCGGACCCTCGGCTGCTATACCGGAAGTATGCACATCCATAACTAGTTGTACGGCTTCTTCAACAGCGGCGGCGTCTGACTTGCCTGCGGCCTTTGCAAGTTCATATGCTGCTATTGCTGTAGTACTGCGACTGTATTTTTCTGCTTCAGTAAAAGGTACGCTCGCTAAGTTCATAAAGCGTGCCCCGAAAGCATCGTATTCTACAGTGCTTTGTCTAGAGCCTTCTAATATCTCTCGTTGTAAAGTATGTTCGCGTTGTCCTTTAGCGTCTAAACCGGCAACTAAAGTTTTGTACTTAGGGTCTTTAGTCCAAGCGGCTTCAAAGGCCCCTGTGTCAGAGTTCCAATCATTAAGTTTGGGTTTCGCAACCCCCATAGCTTTAAATAATGCAGCATTAGTTTTGTTAAATCCGTACACGCCTGTAAGGAGGGGGCCAGACAAAAGCAAAAGCGCACTTAAGTTAACAATCGCCGCAGAAATGTTGCCCGTTAAGAAAAGGTTATACGCAGAAGTAGCAAAGAATGCAGTCCAAGGACCGTAATTTGGGTTTGTAATAAATTCTTCTCGTCGCCCCATTTCATTTTTTACTGCTGCTTCTACACCAGTAACTTTTGCGCTTTTTATTTCGCTTAAACTATTTTGTATTTTAGGTAAGAATTCCAAGCTACTTTGTTTAGTAACCCATTTAAGCATGGTGTCCGCATAGCCTTGGACTAAATCTTTAGACTCTCCTTCAACTTTATCTGCTGCACGAGTCCTTTGCATAAAAGAATTTTCTGGGTACAAAGTGAGTAGCTGGTCATACACAATAGTTTGTTGTTCGGGAGGCAGCGCTTCCATTAGTTGGAATACAAAACTAGCAGGGGGGAAACTTTTCTTGTTAAAAATAGCGTTAGCAGTACGATCAAATTGTTTTTCGTTTTGGATTTTGCTTTTGTTAGCTTCTAAAAAGTTTGTTCGTTCACGCGGAGATTCAAACGCTTTAACCACTCGCGTCTTTGTGGCAGCGTCGGTGTAGTCTAGAAAGTAATCTCCAAAACGTAAGAACGGGACGTAGCCCGGAGCTGAAGTTTCTTTAAGGAATCTTGCCTCTAGTTCCTTACGTTTCGTGCCGTCTTTAACTTGGTCAAGAACATATTTTTTGTATTGGTCGTACATGCGGCGGTAGTCTGCTCGTATATCTTTGTACATCTCTTGCACGTCGGGGTCTAAGTTACGCAAGCGCACCATCAGCTTGTTAAACTTAACTTTTTGTTGGGGAGATAACTCGTCTACTTTAAACTCTGGGTCTACTTTTACAAGATCAAAACCTTCCCGCCGCGCTTCAGACGCTATTTCCGCTAGTTTTGCTGTCTGTGCAGGTTTTTTCTTAGTTATCTTTTTAAATTTTATATAGTTAATTTGTACGGCTTTTCTTGCTTTCTCTGTTGCGCCTTGACGCTCAAGGATGGCGTCCCTTAATCTTTGCAGTGCAGGTATTTTATCGCCATACAGCTTAACTAAATCATTTAAGCGTAAAGCACGTAAAGCGTTGCTAAGGATTGTGCCGCCTTTAGTAGTACTACCCAACTTAGACAACGCATTTTGCAAGTCTTCTTTTTTGCTACCTGCTAATTTTTTGCCGCTATTCATTATGTTACCAATAGCCTTAACGCCCATCGCAGGCGTGCCAAGGAACAATTGGTCAGTAAGCGTAGGTTCTACACCTTGAGACACGTCAAGAAGTTTATCTATAAAGTCTAAACCCTTGTTGTATGCACTTTGTCCTTTCCCAAAGGTAAAAAACTTTAAAATAGCATCCAGTATATTTTTCCACATGCTCTCGCTTTTCGGAGCTTTTATGTTTTTGAGAAGCGCTTGGAATTCTGGATTACCTATTAGCTCGCCAACAAATTCTTGCAAATTTTGACCGCCGTAAGCATCGCCCATTTGCAGTTTTATGTCGGAAAAAAACTTAAAGAAATCTTTAGTAATTTGTAGGTCTGGATTGTTTACCGCTTGCGCTAACGCAGCATGCCCCATTTCATGCAAGATAGTATGTTCATTCATACCTAAAGTTGGGTCTAGCGTAATTACATCAGTTATAGGGTCATAAACTCCACTTGAACCCTCTGGAGTAGGACCAACAACAATGCGAGTCTGTAAGTTTTGCGTGGCTATTTTACGCAGTACGCGTTGTATTTCTGAGGGTTGTTTAGGGATTAATTTGTTAAGTACAGGTGCAAGCCGTCCACGCGCTGCGAGTTGCTTTAGTTCAGCATCAAATGCAACACCTTTGTACACGGGTGCCTTAAGTTGGGGCTTATTTAAATACTCACCCTGCACGTTTAGGGAACGGTTGTCCGCGTCGCTGTTAAACAAAGATGAATCCGCGCTAGTAGCTGCGGTAGCCAGCATGACAAGCTCGTCTTGAGTAATACTATTAGCCCATTGGGTTAACACTATTAGGTTACGGCCTTTTGCTGTGGCTCTAATCCACGCTTTTAACTTGGCTTTAATCCATGTAAGTAGTTGCCGCGCAAAGCTTGATTCAGGTGCCATTTCGACTAAATAACCTGCGGCTTCTTCGGTTACTAAGTTCGCCGGTGTGTCTTTTGGAACTCGATCAAAAGCAGCTATTACTGCCTTGTTTCCAGCTTTACGTGCCGCTTCGAGTCGAGTCAGTATGGCTTGGAACTCCGTATCACTTACTCCGAGTGACCTTAAATGGACACCTATCTCATGCAGCATAAGACCTTTAACGTTATGGTCTTTAGGTATATTGTCAGCTACAAAAACAACCTTCCCGTCCTCTACATAGGCGAGGATATTGCCGTCGTCGGAGAATAAAATATCTTTTTTATCCCTTGCTATTTTAAGGGCGGGGAAGCTTATGTCACGGCTGTTGCGGTAAATATTCCCTGCTGTTTCAAGAACGGGGAAGCTCATGACACCCGTGTTGTCGGCAATTTCCCCTGCTGTTTTAAGAACGGGGAAGCTTATGTCACCGCTGTTGTCGACAATATTGTTTGCTGTTTCAAGAACGGGGAAGCTTATGTCACCGCTGTTGCGGAAAATATTCCCTGCTGTTTTAAGGGCGGGGAAGCTCATGGCACCCTTGTTGCTGTAAATACCCCTTGCTGTTTTAAGGGCGGGGAAGCTCATGTCACCGCTGTTGTCGTAAATACTCTTTGCTGTTTTAAGGGCGGGGAAGCTCATGGCAACGGTGTTGTTGCTAATCTCGTCTGCTGTTTCAAGAACGGGGAAGCTCATGGCATCGCTGTTGTAGCTAATACGTTTTGCTGTTTTAAGGGCGGGGAAGCTCATGTCACTTTTGTTGTTGGCAATATCCCCTGCTGTTTTAAGAACGGGGAAGCTCATGGCATCGCTGTTGTGGGTAATACGTTCTGCTGTTTTAAGGGCGGGGAAGCTCATGGCAACGGTGTTGAAGGAAATATTCTCTGCTGTTTCAAGAACGGGGAAACTTATGTCACCGGTGTTGTTGTAAATATCCCCTGCTGTTTTAAGAACGGGGAAGCTTATGTCACCGCTGTTGTCGGAAATATCCCCTGCTGTTTCAAGAACGGGGAAGCTCATGGCATCGCTGTTCTCGGAAATAGCCCCTGCTGTTCCAAGAACGGGGAAGCTCATGTCACCGCTGTTGAGGAAAATATCCCCTGCTGTTTTAAGGGCGGGGAAGCTTATGTCACCGCTGTTGCTGTAAATACTCCTTGCTGTTTTAAGAACGGGGAAGCTCATGTCACTTTTGTTGTTGGCAATTTTCCCTGTTGTTTCAAGAACGGGGAAGCTCATGTCACCGTTGTTGTTGTTAATACGTTCTGCTGTTTTAAGAACGGGGAAGCTCATGGCACCGTCGTTGCTGTAAATATCCTCTGCTGTTTTAAGAACGGGGAAGCTCATGGCATCGCTGTTGTGGAAAATACGTCCAACGTAAACAAGCCGCTTAAACGTAAGAGCGTTGCGCAGATAGCCTAGGCTGTTCCTGACAACAAGAACCTGTTCAGCTTGGTCTTGGGTGAGGGCTTTCTCCCGGAATCCAACTGTAATATCAACATAATACCCCTTACTTTCATTCAGCCCCCTACGATTACTTTCACGTTGTAGTGCCGTATAAATACTTGGGGGAAACATTTCGCTGTCTTTCCCATAGCCATTTTCAGACTTTCTTCTAGCCTCCACATTAACAAACACATCAACATCAGACATTTTGTCTAAGTTGTGCATCACGCTTTTAATAAAGTCTTGGTCGCTTAAAAAATCTTTCCCGCCGGGAATTTTTCCGCTGCGCAATAAATCATCGGCAATATCTGTTTGCTCTGCGGTTAACCCCTGTCCGGGTAATGTGCCCCGAGGAGGTTCAGCCAGTTGATTTTGCCCATTAAGGCGGAACGCTATCTGCGGCTTCCCATCCTTGTAGTACACATAGAAATCACCCCCACTAAGATGTGATCTGGCTGTAGATACCGCTGTGCCTGTACACCACGGAGTACCGTAGGCAGCTTTGTTAAGTGCGACAGCATCACTTTCTTCATTTGATTGCTTGAACTTATGAAGCCCGTCAGACAGAGAGTCCTTAGCGGCTTTTGCCTTCTCTACCATGCTTTCATAGCTTTTAACTACAGCCGCCTTACCACTTATACCCCCGCGAAGGTTTTCAACAAGCAAAGCGGCGAATGCGCCATCAACAACGATAATAGGTGTTTGGTTGTCAGCAAGAATCTCAATGGCGCGATACTGTATCTTGCCATCTTTTGACTTGTCCCCTCGGATACCGTATTTACTTGCAAGCGCAATAGCCGTAGCAGCTTCGGAGGGATCGTAGTCACTATTATCTTTCAAATAAGAAGCCAATCCAGATAGTGCATCGGCACGTTCTTCATTAAGTTGCCGCGCCTCTTGCTCCTCATAGCTAGATATACTTCCATCTTTACGCAATGCGTAGATTGTTGTCGTTTCAACTGAAGCATTTGCGTGGGCCAGATTATCAGGATCGTAGGAAAGACCATCAGGCATTTTCAAAAGTCTGTCATGAATGACCCTGATATTAGCCGCTGTAGTAACAGGCAAAAACTTCTCAGGTGAACTTACTGCTTCATCAACAATCTCGGTTGCTACCTTGTTTGCATCAGCAAGCGTCCTATCTTTTGCTGCAATTCTTTCGACAAAATTATTGGCAAACAGCGCTAGACTTGTTCCCCTTTCGGATGTAAGTTTTTCTATATCCGCTTTGCTGAATTTTCTATCAGAAATACTATTTGGAATTTGGTCGCTGGTAATAATTCTAACTAACCCAGCGCTCTCAAGTGGCGCGTACACTCCCGGAAAAGCCTCTTGCATAGCAGCAAAAAGAGTTTTAACAGTGTGCGGATTTTTGACCTCCAGCGTTTCGCCTTCCTTACCCATCCGCGTACTGAGCACGGAGCGCTTAGCTCTGGACTTGGGGGGTGGAGTCGCAAGTGCAGCTTCTGTTTCTCCAGCTTTTGAGGGCGTTACAGGCGGAGCCATTTGCTTTATAAAAGCTTGAATGGCATTAACATTTTTTGCAGAAGTGCTGCGTTTTGCAAGTTCATCTAAATTTTGTATTGCTTGCTCACGTTGCTCAGGGATACTGAAATCAAGTCCTTCTATAGCTTTTTGTACCGCAAGATTATTAGGTAGTCCTTGAGCTTTAAGAAAAGCTGAGTTACCCACGAGAGGTATACTAGGTTGTTCCGGTAGCCCAGCATCACCTGTAACTTGAGTAGACGGGATAGCTTCTGGCAAATTTGATTCCAGTTGTTCAGCGTTGCTCATGCGCTTACTATCGGTCTTAAGTCTTGTGGCCTCTGCTTTTGCAGCAGCAGCTTCATCTTTGATTACTTGCCCCGCAGCTTTTGTATCAGCAGCAGCTTGCCTTCTGGCTGCTAGATCAGCAACTCTAGCAGCAGCAGCTTCATCTTTGATTACTTGCCCAGCAGCTTTTGCATCAGCAGCAGCTTGCCTTCTGGCTGCTAGATCAGCAACTCTAGCTTGCCTTTCAAGTGCGGGGGTAAGCTTTCCTTCTGGAGTTAGCATTGCAATTTGTTTTTTAATTAGAGCCGGTCCAGTTTTTGCTGCTTCTGTTTTAGCAGCTCTTACCTCGGCCCACACTTTAAGCAGTTCTTTTTGCACGTCAGTTCTAGAATTAAGGGCGGTTCTACGCTCAGCTTCTGCTAGGACTTGTTCACGAGTAAACTCGGCTATAGGAGTTTCAGGACGAGTGGTTTGCCCACGCGCTGTATTCCTGTCTAGGGCTACAAGTTCTTGATATTTACGGTCCAAAAGAAAAGTGCGGGCTTGCTCCTCAGTTTCTCCGGCATCTGTCCTAGTTTCCAATTCACTTATGTATGC